CGGTCTTGGTGATGAAGCCCGCGAACATCGCCGCGGTCTTCTTCCGGTCGAGCTCGGCGTCGTCGTACTGGTCGAGCAGGAACAGCCGCACCATGGCGGGCGCGATATGCGGCAGCCCCCGGATCTGGCCCGCGTCTATGGGGCGGTAGATGTGGAGCACGTCCCCAGCCGGCACGCGCACCGTCTCCGGCACCGCCACGCGCCGATCCGTGCTGTCGCCGGGATGGCTGCGGCGGAAGTGATAGGCCACGCGCCGGCCGATTGCGTCGAACTCGATCCCGCAGCGGACGCGGTTGCCATTCGCAGCCGTCTCCGTCTTCTCGAAGGGCAGCATCTCGGACTGTAGAAGCTGCAGCTGCACCGGGACGAGCAGTCCGTCCTCCGCCCGGCGCGGGCGCAGCCGGACGAAGCATTCGCCCGCGACGAACATCTCGCGCGCGACCATGGCCTGCAGGCCGTAGAAATCCGTCAGCCCATCGGCGTCGGCCTCGTCGGTCCAGGCGAGCCAGAGCCGCTGGACCCGGTCTCGGAGATCCGCGTCACCGATCAGCGAGGACGGCTTGATCCCGTCGCCGACGAGGTTCGCGGCGAAGGCCTCGCAGGCATTGGCGGCATAGCCGTTCGTCACCACCAGCTCTCGGGACCGCGCCAGGAGCCGCGGCCCGCCAGAGGCGACCAGCGCGTTGATGTTCTCGAGCGGCGGATTCCAGCCACGCAGCCGCCGCTTCGCCATGGCACCTTCGAGGCGGGCGCGTACGGCAGCTGGGCCGCCGGAGGACCGGCGGCGGAAGCGGTCGAAGATGCCCATGGGTTCAGAGAGCCTTCGCCGTCGTCACGCGCACCTGCCGCACGATCCGCCGGCCTTCGGCCGCAGCGATCTCGCGGTCCAGCGCCTCGATGGCCCGGTCGATCTCGGCCACGCTGCGATAATCCACGGTCTTGCCGTCATAGCTGACCCGCGCCACCCCCGAGGACCGCTGCGCGGTCAGTGCATCGCGGAGGTCGCGGAGCTCGGCTGCCGTGGTCATGGATCACCTCAAGCTGTTGATGCAGGCCAAGTGACGCCGCCCTGACTTCGCGCGGTGGCGGTCGCGGCGCGGCTCGGCCATAAGAAGGGCATGGACTCTCTCGCCAACAGATCGATTGCCGAACTCCTCTCACTGCACGCCGCGACAATGGAGGAACTGCGGACGAGGAACGTTCTTCGCTCGGCGAACAATCCCACCGGCGATCTTGCCGAATACCTGTTCTGCGAAGCGTTCGGCTGGGACCAGGAGAACAACTCCGCAAAGGCCTTCGATGCGACAGGCGAAGATGGGACCCGGTACCAGATCAAGGGACGCCGCATTCACCGGCGCAACGGTTCGCGGCAATTGTCCGCGATCCGCGACCCAGAAGGTTTCGACATCCTGGCCGCCGTCCTATTCGACGACGAATTCAGGATCCTGCGCGCCGCCCTGATCCCGGCCGGCGTCGTGCGCGACCACTCGAAGTTCATCGAGCACACAAACAGTCACAAGTTCCTGTTGCGCGATGCAATCTGGGACGTAACCGGCGTAGTCGACGCGACCGAGCGGCTGCGCGCCGTCGAGGGGCTCTAACCCAGCTAGGACATGTAGCTCGACCGCCGCGTCCGCCGCCGCGGCCCCGAGCGGGACTCGGGCCGGGCTGGCGGCTCGCCGCCCGCCGCGCTCTTCAACACTGTCAGTTGCCGCTCCAAGTCCTGCCAACGCGCCTCCGACCACCGGTCGGCGCCAGCGATCCAGGCGGCGGCGCGGGCATAGACCCTTGTGTCCAGCGCCTCGTTGCGCTCGCGGAGCTTCTGCCATTCGAGCCGCGCGAAGCCGCGTTTCGTCCGCACCGTCACCAGCTGCTCGGCGGTCAGCTGTTTCAGCCATTCGCCATCCGCCCAGTCCGGCAGATGGATCGTGCCGGGCGGGCACAGCGCGCCCGCCGCCTGTTCCTCTCTCGTCGGCCGGTCCTGCCGCAGGAAGCGATAGGTCTCGGCCTTGAAGGTCGAGGTCGCCACCGTCCAGAGCCGGGCTCCACGGCGGAGCCGCTTGCCCGCGACGGTCGCATCGACGTAGGTCGGCCCGGTCACTGGGCTCGTCCGGGTGAACCCCTCGACGCCCTTCACCGGCGCCACCTGCGCGAAACCCACCTGGCGCGACCAGGCATAGACCGCGCTCGTCTCGTAGCCGGTATCGATCGCGAGCCGGGCGAGCGCCATCGGCTGACCCGACGCGTGCGTCCATGTCCGCCCCAGCAGGTCGGTCAGTTGCTGCCAGCAGGCTGGATCGCCGGGGCCGCCCTCGAGTACGAGGTGGTCGACGAGCCAGCTTTCCAAGCCCCGACCCCAGGCCCAGACGTCGACCTCGATCCGGTCCTTCTGCACGTCGGCGCCCGCGGTCAGGAACAGGCCGCGCTCGGGCACCGTACCCGGCGTCCATGCCTCGCGCCGGTCGGCCAGCCGCTGCCAGTCGGGTGCCTCGCCGGTTTCCATCCAGGTCTCGCCGAGGATCGTGTTCCGGAACGCCCGCATCGCCTCGTCGCTGCCCCGTGCCGCCTCATGCGCCCGCGCGACCCGCTGCCAGCTGAGCCAGCCCACCGGCGAGTAGAGCGCCGAAAGGTGATAACCGACCGTCGTCGGATCGGTGGCCGTGGCGGTCGCGCGCCACTCGCCGCGCTCGAGCATCCTCGTCTTGTGATGCTCCGCGATGGGCCGTTCGCAGCCCTCGCAGTGATACTCGGCCGTCTCGGGCCGCCCCTTCTCCCAGCGCAGCCGCTCGAAGCGCAGCCATTGCATCGCGGCGCAATGCGGGCACGGCACGAAGAACCGGCGCTGGTCGGAGGCCTCGAACTCCCGCTCGATCCGGGAGAGCCCGCGGATCGTAGGGGTCGAGACAAGGAACACCTTGCGCCTGTGGGCGAAGGTCAGCGACCGCGCCTCGGCCAGCGTGACCGGATCGCCTTCCTCGTCGGCCGAGGCCGGATAGGCGTCGACCTCGTCGAGGAAGATGTACCGCGCCGGGGTGGACCGCAGCCCGACCGCCGAGTTCGCACCGGTCATGATCAGGATGCCGCCCGCGAACTCCTTCGACAGCATCGTGTTGCCCGCGTCGCGAGACCGGGCGGGCTTCACCCGCTCCCGCAGCTCGGGGCTCTCGTCGATCAGCGGGTCGATCCGCTGGCGGGAGTTGCGCTTGGCGAGTTCCACCGTCGGCTGGACCGCCAGCATCGGGCCCGGCGCCTGGTGGATGGCGAAGCCGATCCAGTTGTTGCCGGCCTCGGTCGCACCGACCTGCGCGGCCTTCATGAACACGATCCGCTGCGTGGGATCGCCGGGCGACAGCCGGTCCATGATCTCGCGCATGTAGGGCGTGCGCACCGTGCGATACCGCCCCGGTTCGGCCGAGGCGCGACCCGACAGCATCCGGTGCCGGTCCGCCCATTCCGAGACGGTCAGGTCCGGGTCGGGCCGCAGCCCGTTGCCCCAGGCGCGCAGGATCTCGCCCGCGCCGTCGAAGTCCGTCAGTGCGTCATCATCACCGGAAGTCGGGCCGGACCTCGGCGAGTTCGTCGAGGTGGGCGCGTACATGTTTTTCCAGGACCCTCTGCATCGCGGCTGGCTCCAGGGTGATCTGCTGGCCCGTCGCGTCGCTGGACGAGGCCGAGAGCTCTGCCGCCATCAGCGCCGCCGCGCGCGCGGGCCAGTTCACCCATGCGTCCCGTTCCTCCCGCGCCAGCCGGAACACCAGCGCCAGCGCGCGGGCCCGCTCGATCAACTCCCCCTTCAGCTTCTGGAGCCGGATGCGCCGCTCCTGCGCCTTCAGCACCTCGTTCGCGGTCTTCGCCTGCAGGAAGGTCGTGCCGCCCCCGACCGCCGGGACCGCCAGACCCTGTTCGCGCAGCGTGTCGCCGACGGCGGCCACGGCAGCTTCGGGGACGGGCTTCAGCTTCGGCGCGGGCGGTTTCCTCGTCTTCGACGGGTCCGTCGTTTCCGCCCGCCGGGCGTCGCTGGCGGCCGCGTTGATGCTGCCGTCGGGATAGAGGACGAGCCGCCCCGCCGTCTTCGCCTTCTGGATCGCGCCGCGCGACAGCCCGACATGGGCGGCATACTGGCGCTCGCTCATGCCCTGCATCGCCGGCCCCGATTATCATTCAATGTCAGGTGCTTATCGAGTTGATAAGCCGGGCGCGTGGAGCGAACTTCGATCCCACAAGGACGATGCAACTCACCCGGAGCCACCACGATGACAACCCACCTGAACCCGATCACCACCCCGCGCCACGAACTCCGCGCCGAGAAGGCGCGCAGAAACAAGGAGGCAGCCCTGAACGCCTTCATCGGAAAGAAGGCCGAGATCGACGAGATGCTCGCCCGCCTTCAGGCGCTCAGCGACGACCATTTCAACTGCGCCCCCGACGAGGTCGGCTGGGCGATGGTCGGCACCCTCGAACACTACGCCAGCCTGCTGAAGCGCATCACGGACAGCGCCTTCGGCGAGGGCGAGCACGCCCGCTGATCTCCGGCACAGCCGGAACTCCCGCCGCGCGCCCTGCGCGGCTCGGGGTCGTAGAAGGCGCCGCATCACGCGGGCCCGAATACGGAGACG